TTTCTTGAGTGCTCTGATCTCCTGGACCAGTTTAGCCTCCTTCGCACCAACGCCCGCCTTACGTATGATCCTGGACATAGCTTTGTCATCTGTCGTAACTCCTCCGGCCTGGCTTCTGTACGGGGGCAGGCCCAGGGTGTCGTAGAAGTACTGCTGACACTGCTTCGGACTCGTCGGGTTGAAGTCCCACTGGGATATACTCGTTAGCTCCGTCTCTTTCGATACTATCGAGGTCTCCAGTCTTGCCTTGGTAGCTGCTAGGCCTTCCCGATCCACTGCGAGACCATGTGCCGTCATATATGTAAGAGGGTTGGCCATCCTTACGGTCATGTCGTAGGTTGGCCAGTAACCGCCAGCTGTCATGTCCGTAGAAAGTACGTCCCACGCTTCTAATGCCACACAGGCGTCGCGGCCGCAGTAGCGCTGAAAGGTGTCCCAATCGATGTTTGGGTTTTTCCATATCTTGCCATCATCTTTCCAATAGGGTTCCCGCGTATGGATGCTAGCTATGAAGTCTAGGCCCTTGTTGAAGTCAGGATACATAATGTGCTGGGCAATCATAGGGTCGCCTAGCTTGCCCTTGGTGTGAATGTTGCACTGCATGAATAGAAAAGGAGCGTCGAAGCCTACTATATTCTGATTGATCTTCATCACGTCGGGGTCAGACATCAGAGCAGCGTATTCCTTCCAGACCAGCATCTCGTCGTCTTCGTCCCAGTAGGGTTGGCCTATGGGGCCGGATAGGGGAACGGTCATGGCCTCTACTGGATCGCACGACAGGCTGAAGCACGAGACTTGATGGTTCACTACCTCGATGTCAGTACAGACCCTTCCTGCCAAGCGGCACTTCTGGATGTAATGATAGAAGTCGCTGTAGGTCGGCCTGATTAGAAGGTTCCTCTTTGGCAGAACCAGCTCGGGGCTTTCTAGCTCTCCTTGAACCTTTTCCATGTCCGCTATGATAAGGTAGCGCCATAGGTACGTTCCGTGAAGGGTAGCCGCTGGGTGGATAGTTGGAATGAACTTCCGGTCTATAGTGTCGGACCACAGGGGGCTGCCCCGCCACTTCATCATCGGGCGCTTGTCTCCGGTCAGAAGGCCCATAGCCTGCTGGCCCATGGTTAGAACGCAGTGAGCACTGGACGCCTTTATTCGCTGGATCGTACCTGCAGCTGCATCGAGGCCAGCAGCAGTAAAGCCACTCTTGCTGTGCCATAGACATTCTCCGTTGAGGTAGCAGTTGCCGGTCTTATCCTTGTCAACGGGCTCCTGCCATACGTTGAGGATATAGCACTGGCGGCGGGCGATCCCAGCCGCGTGGGCACAGTCATTGAACACCTCCCCGGAGGGTCCGACAAGAGGTCTCCCCAAGCGCATTTCTATGCGGGCGGGAGCCTCGGCCAGGACGAGAAGCTTGCTCTGAGGATCGCCTTCTTCATAGGGGGTTGTCACTTCTGCTTTCTCCTCTCCCCCCGCTGTCTAACGCAGCGCATAATCTGGACCGACAGTTCCTGCTGAGCGCTAGCTGCCAGTTCCCGGAGCTGTCCAGCCGTCTCTTGGCAGGTCCGCATGTCCCTGAAGTTGATGACAAGGGTCTTCTGCCATAGCATCACCGGGACGCCGAACTTGACGACGATGTATAGGGTAACAAGGTCCACTACCACCCCCTATATATGCGATAGGCCGCTACAGCTAGGAGAATGACTACCACTACCCATGCGATATATCCAAGACTATCGATCACTGCCATCCTCCGTATAGTAGGAAATAAGCTCCATAGATCAGTCCAGATATTATCAGGGCCAGAAGTACCCCTGATGCTACATCTATGAGGATTTCCATTAGGGCGCTGTCCTTAAGGTGTGTGACATAGCGCCCATGCCGCAGCGCTTGCAGACCTGCTCTGCTCCCATTTGATCCATGCACTCACGATAGCCCCCACTAAAGTCGTGCTCGCAAGGACCATTGGGGCAGGCGCAGTAGCAGGAACATATCTACCCATCTTTCTCAATGTCCTCCTGCACTTTCCTAAGGAAGCTATCCTTATGTGTCTGAGACAGGTCCCAGCCTATTCCGGTATGCTTCAGGCGATAGGCCGCCCGCAGCGTGACCCCACTGCCCAGGAAGGGCACCAGGATATGACTGCCAGGATCGAGGCATAGGTTTAGAAGCTCTTCCATGAGGATCAAGGGCTTCTCAGTGGGATGATCCTTCTTGGCTAGGCCAGGGTAGTTGAAGACATTCCCCCGTCCTTCGCGGGGCAGCTTAGGCTGGTCTTTGCGGGCTAGGAAGAAGGGCTCATAGCACGAACCTAGTGTAGTAGACGGCGAAGCCGTCTGTCCACTTTCGCCCTTAGTCCAGATGGCCGGTATATCTGGAACGCCGAAGCCAACCTTTCGCAGGATCGCCAGGACCTCGCAGTGCCAGCTCATGCCATACCAGAAAATGGCGAAGCTGTTATGTCTCAGGCGGTCATAGACCAGATGGGCCGTCTGCTCGAACAGGGCGGGATATGTTCCATCTGTCCACTCTTCGTATTCCTTCATAGGAGCCTTATCTGTATTACGGCTCTTACGTTTGTCTAGATCGACCCCATAGGGAGGATCGACCTCAGCGAAGTGGAATAGTTCCTTCCCCAGCAGAGCCATGCCCTTCAGGGCATCGCCTATGATGTAGTGGTCGCCTGCCTTGTTGATGGCTTCCTTGATGTGAATGGGAACCTTGTTGCGAGCCTCCTCCAGAACGACCTTCTCCTCCAGCTTCTTCAGGTCCTTCCAGGCATGGTCTTCGATCTCGAACTTGTCTAGTTCCAAGTCAGGCGCCTCGTCCATGACCCTGGCTAGATGCAGACTTCTGGAGACACTGGTCTGATCCCTACCGACGAGGTCCGCCTGCGCCTGTTGGGTCCAGCCCTTTCCCGTTGTGGCGTTATACTCGCCATACTGGGCAACCTTTATGTTGTAGAGCTTCAGTTCCAGCTTATCTCGCTCGTGCCACAGCAGGTCCTTGCGGGCGACGTTTTCGATTAGCTCGATCTCCAAGGCTGTAGCTTCCCCGTCTATGTCACGGACAACAGCTTGGATTTTGTCCCAGCCCAGCAGCCGGTGTGCCAGATACCGGCGTTCGCCAGCTATCAGGTGCATGTTCTTGTCAACGGTAATAGGCTGGATCAGGCCAAGCTCTTTGATTTTAGCTGCCAGACCTTCAATGTCGCCTTTGTCCTCGCGGGCTCGATCCTTGACCTTGATGTTGCTAAGCAGAATTTCCTGAACCTTCATCCCCTTCAAGCTCCCTTAGCAGTGCAGCCAGCTGGTCAGGTGACATCTTGTCTAGAGCCTTACCAGCCTTGCCTTTGGCACTGTTACTTCTCCTCACCCGAACTTTCTTCTCAGAAGATCGTTCCTTGGTGACTCGGCGATCACCTCGTATCTGTCGGACATGATCCCTGAGTTCGTCTAGGGTCATGTTCTTTATGTCTTTTCGTAGCTTATCAAGGTGAGACATTTTGATCCACCCCCGGTGGGCAGGGGGGTTTACGAATTTTTCGTAAGCCCCTCTGCATTCACGTTATGCCTTTAGACGGGGCAACCTCAGACGGTTGTAGATGTTGCCATCGTCGCCTTCTTCTTGGTACAGGAAGGCCTGGCCCGTGGCTCCAAGCAGGTCGTCGCTGTTGAAGCCGCTGCCATCCTGAACGATACCGAAGCAGGTCAGGAAGCGCTTGACGTCCAGGAGGCGCATCTGCCTCTGGTCTGCTGGAGTGTCCTTGTCGGGATAGGTAATCCAGTGGCGCAGCAGAGCCGCGTTGGGGTACTGGCTATCTTCGACCTTGATGTAGACAGTAGTCATGGCGTTGCCCTTCTTGGACTCGCCATCTTCAGATTTGACGATACGAAGGCTATACTCGCCCTCGGGTACTGCCTCGGCTTCTTTTGCGTCGTCGAGGTCTACTTTGATGAAAGGCATCTTGTGTTCCTTATATACGCAGTTGGGAGGCTTCGAGCTTGAGCTTTGGTGGCTGCTTCGCGCGTTGGAGCAGTGCTCCGATGCCGCCTGAAGCTAGGTCCCCGAAGCTCCTGATCGTGACATCCTCTATTGTGTTTAAGCCCTGGATACTCGAGCGGATGTCTTGCAGGCCTCGAGGGTCAGGGCGGGTTCTTATTTCATACCTGATGCTTCCTTTCTCCCCCTCGCTGGTTTGTGCTAGCCAGACGTTTGTAAACATCAGGGGGATGATGTTACGAGCCTTGCCTGGCAACATAAGCTGGGTTTCGATCTTCTTGGTCTTCTCGTCTTGGAATGTTGTGAAGTGACTTGTGCAGTATAGGTTGAGGGGGAGGGCTGAGATGCTGCCAAAGACGTCGGCCATCTTGCTACCCACCACACGGTAGTCGCCCAGCTCCTCTATATCCCCATAGCGGTTGTTGATGAAGAGCTGCCGATCCATGACGGCCTTGCTTAGGAAGGTTAGGCTATCTAGGATCAGCCAGTCGTAGTCCTTGAAGAAGCCCCTCTCGACCTTGGAGTTGATATCTTCGATCCACTTCATATAGATGGCCGGCTCCCGCTTGTTTTTGGCAGCCGGTAGCGTGTCGGACTTAGAGCCTTTGTTGAAGCCCTTGAGGGTGGCATCCATCTGAAGAAAGTCTGGATAGAACTCCTCGTAGTCGACGTTGCAGCCCCTGAGAGTGGACATACTGTTAGGATCGAAGATGTAGGCGAACTTGCGACCGGGCAGGGTCCATATCTGAGCGGTCTTGCCGGTGCCGGTCTTACCGGCTATGAGGATGCGCTCGACAGTGGATAATCCGGCGTCTTTAGCGTTGGGCATTGTTACTCCTGACCTGGCATCTTGGTTATGGCTCTGACGGCCCACATGCAGCTTTCTTGGAGCTTGGTCTTGGCCAGAGACATATCTCGACTAGGCCCTGTGTCGTCCTGGAGTTGAGTTAATAGAGCCCATACAGACTCATATTGTATTTTAACCTCCTCCACAGCCTTCTTCTGCTTATCAGTCAGTGTTCCGTATTCCCTACGGAAAGGGTCACCCTTGATCGCCATTAGTTGTCCTCCGGCTTATATACTCGCCATATTGCTATGATTTTGCCTGCTGCATTCTGGATGCCGGCCTTTCGACCATAATCCAGAAGTACAATATGAGCAGGTTTTTGAGCCTCTTCCTCCATTAAGCGTTGAAGGTTTCTAGCCTGATTGGGCTCCTTCTTCCTAGGCATCTGTCACTCCTTC